AAGCATAGTTGAACGTTTGATAGCACCAGCATCGTGGGCACTAGTAACAGTTTCAGTAACCGTCTTACCAACGTTAGCTTTCTGTTCAGGTGTCATTTGCCACAATGAAGTGAACTTGAACTGCATGTCTGTTGGACGTGGTTTTCCAAAACATGACTGGTATGCAACAGCTAGAATGCGTTCCATAGGTCTTCTAAAATCTGACTCCTGTTGTGCATTGATGTTATCATAGTAATTTCTAATGTCACTTTCACCAGTGCTGTTAAGGCCAGCAGGTGATTGACCAAACAACCTTACAAGTGGAATGCCTGAAGCACCTGATAACTGCTGGCCGAACTGAAGCATCATGTCTGATAGACCTGCGAAGGAATAAGACGTGGTAGCAAACATGTCATTCTTATCAAGCAACGTAATGCCTTCGTTAGATTGAAGAAGGCGCATGTATTCAAACATTTTGATTAGACCTTCTTCAGCTTTACCACCTGAAGAAAGAATTTCACGAAGCCCGTCAACGCCAACAGTTCTAAGGTGTGCATGGTTGATAAGGTTTGCAGAACTCATGGTGGCAGTGTCAAAGGAAACAAGCCTATCATGAATGCGCTCTAACTCTGACATACCCCAAAGCTGTTCAGTGATTGCTTGATAGAAAGGAAGCTTCACACCAATCTGACGAATCACACGTGAATGGTGAACTCTTATTCCTGCGTCCATTTGAGCATTGACTACTCCAAAGTTCGCTTCACCGTTTTCATTTGTCTTACCATTCAGAAGTGTTTGAGTAGTGAGAATGTAGTAGTAAGCAGGCAATCCCATGTCTGGCCCTGAAGGGATTACGTTCATAAGGTCAGGGAACAATTGCCACCGATCATAAACAGCAATACCACTGAACTGACCCTTACCAATTGTTTCAATTCTAAGCGGTGTTGAAAGGTCTTGACCGTCAATCATGAGAACACCAATCGCACCACCATAAAGACGTGCCCACTTCTTAGTGTCACAAAGAGCAGACCATATTCCTAAGCGTGACATGTAAGCGTCCAGGTCAATCAAGTCTTCAGGTCTATCAGAAGACGTGATTGTAATTCCTGCCTTAGTCATGTCTTCAGCAATTGAATCAATCATTGAACCTACAATCCAACTTCCACGGTAGGCAGCTTCTAGTTGAATGCGGTTTCTAGTTAGAAGGTTGAACTCATAGAAACCTTCGCTTAGTTGGTTGTCCATATTAGGGCCAGCACCAACACGTGAAGCGAAGTTTGCAAACCCGTCACCTATCTTCTTTTGAACCTGTTCACGTGCTACTTTGATTCTCGCGTCCAAAGCTTTATGCACGTCTGCATGTTTGAGTTCGTCACTCATATTAAATTCTCCCATTGTTTAAGTTTGTTTTTATTAGATAGCAGTTTATCAATCGCGTCAACCATAGGGTCAATTTGATCGTCATGGTCATGGGTCATGGTGGCGTTGAATGCCTCACACTCATTTACAAAATCATTAGTGAAAGCAACACCTTCAGGAATAAAAACAAGACCAGCTTCAATATATGTGATTGCATCTATAACCCGACTAACCTTATCAATGTTCCTTTGAATTCCTTCAATAGGAATTGGTTGACGGTTTTCATGTCTGTCTGGTTTAGCAAGCTGTTGAATTAAACCTGTTCCACTTGATTTATCTTCAACGTACATTTTTAATAGTGGGCCTAATAGTAATGCTTCCCACGGTTGACCTTTGTGTTTCTCCCAAAATGCTATTGCACGTTTTAAAAGTTCTGGTGCTTCCCACTTACCACGAATCATGTCTAGAAGATAAAGGTTACCATCGTCACCAAGTCCCCAACATTGAAACACTGAATAGTCATTATGCTCTTTAGTCTTTTGGGCAGTGTCAGCGAATATGTAACGTGCTTTGAGTTTTGGTAATATCTTCCAACGTTTTAACCACTCACCCTTGATAAGGTTACCACCAATAGGTTTTGGTGCTTGCATGTATTGGCCAGCGAATACTAGCTTGGAAGTTCTCGCACCGTCTTTGTCTTTGTGACTTCCTTCTTCCATTTGAAGAAGTGTTGCCAGTGGTTCCTTGTATGGCCAGTAAGAGAACCTACCCTTTTCATCCTGTTGTTCACCGTCAATCATTTCTATAATGTCAGGTGATAAGAACGTAAGAGCATTGTCTTGAATATACTGTTCATCAATGAGCGCAGGAATAGTGATTACTTCCCACTCACCAACTTCTTTTAGGTTTCCTGCTTTTATGAAACCTGTTGGGTCATTCTCAGCTAGACGTTGCATGATTACTACAATGGGAGTTTCAGGGTTTGCCTTACGTGACTTCACTGTTGTCTGAAGAATCTGATTAGCGTTATCACGTTTAACTTTTGAATAAGCGTCTTCAGGCTTTAGTGGGTCATCAATGAGAATAGCACCTTGGAAACCTTCAACCATTCTACCGGCCCTAAACCCTGTTACCTGGCCACCAAGTGCAACAGCATAAACGCCACCAGCTTTGTGACCTTTATCGTCTATGATGTTCCAACGTGCTTTAGCTTTGTCATCATTAGAAACTTCCACTGGCCATAGTTCTTGGAATTCGTCTGACTGAACAATGTCACGTGCTGTTTGTGAATTGAGTGAAGCTAGTGTGTCTGAATATGATAGGTGAAGAAAACGTGCATACTTGTTAAGTGCCACACCACGGGCCATAAAATTTATAACTACTTCTTCTGTCTTAGAACTTCCTGGTGGGACGTTGATAAGAAGGTTCTTAGTTGTTCCATTCATCACACGTTCAACAGCACGTGCAAAGACATGATGGTGCCAATTCACTTTGAACTTGAAACCGTTACGTGCTTTGAAGAAATACCTGGTAAAGAATAAATGGGACGTTTCGCACTTCTCGCGTATGATTGCTAGTTTTAAATCACGGTCTTCGTCTTGGAGTTCTTCGCCTACCACTGCTTACCTTTAGGGAAGTCTATAAAACCCATAAGGAAGAAAACAGTAACCACTATAACGAAGATAACAAATTGAACGTTCTTAGGATTGCATCTAGGACAATGCTTTAAGTGGTCTTCAAATTTCTTTAGGTCAATCTGTTCACACGTCATCTTCAACTTCTTTGATTGCTGCTTTAAGTTTTTCTCTGTCTTCAAGCTTATCTTTAAGTGAAGTTATAACCTCAACACGGTTAGGAACTTTGCCTAACATAAACTCAGCTATCTCATAGAACTTGGAATAGTTACCATCTTCAGCAGCGTCTACAATCGCACGAAGAACAACCTTTTCAGGTAGTGAAAGGTTTCTGTCTTCAACCATTTTTTCAGCTTCTTCAATTGAAAGACCCATTGCCAGGTTGATAGCGTTTGTTAGTTGTGTGGCGGTGAATGCTTTGATTGCACGTTTCTCTTTAGAGACACCATTGGGATTACCAGACTGACCTTTCTTAAATTGATGCTGCTTAGGGGGAACAGGAACGTACTTAGATTTTCTCTTAGTGATTACTTTCTTCTTTGAAGTTTTCTTCGCTGTTACTTTCTTTGCCATCCCTGCTTATCCCTGAATGTAGTGATTTAATTCAGTATGAAGTAGGACGCACTAAAAGCAAAGACCCTTGAAGAGTCATAACTTCTTCAAGGGTCTTTGTTTCGATTCAGAATTGGGCCATGGAACTGAAACCCAATTGAGATTATTTCTTAGGTGGCTTTGCTAACTCAGAAGCTTTAGGAACGTAATGTGAACCTGCATACCTCAACCATGCTGATAGGTTACCACCAGTGTAAAGGTTTGCATTGTCTTGAAGGTTCTGAAGTTCTTCAACCGATATTTTCAGGTTGATTGTTTTCAGTTCCTTCTTAGGTTTAATTTGTGCTTTCAACATAACCATAACTATACCTTTTGGTGTATACGAGTCAATCTATACCTAAAAAGTTTTTTATTGGGTTTCTAAGCATTAAGGCAATAAGTGCCCACGTAATCAGCGCAGTAAGAGCATTAAACAAAATTGCAGTTCTAAAAATGATTCTTGTTTCCATGTCTCTGATTAGGTCATTCATAGGTTCTTCCCACACACTTTACAACGTTTTCTTATATAAGGTGGCCCAACAGTATTAATGTCAATAGTGAATGGGTGGCTACATTCTTTAGGTAAATCATTAGAATGATAACCAGCATGAAAAGCTTCAATGCGTTCTTTGCTTATAAGTTCTGAACCACAAATTGTTATGACAAAATAAAGCAATTCTTCAAGCGTGTTGAATGTTTGTTTAGTTCTTTGAAGTAAAACCCTACCATCATAGCCGTCTTCACCATCTTCTAAAATGCAAACAGAATACCTATTATCAAAATCACGTTTCCATATTGTGATTGTTTCAATGTTGTTATTCATACTTCTACCCTAATGCGTTTAGCTTGGGGAAACCTTGGAACACCATTCTTACCAGTTAGCCCCTGGTATTCAACCGTCAGCATTTTACCAATCACTTTAAGCTTACCATCACGTGAAAGGTATTTCTGGTTTGCCTTCTTATCACCATTCATTGTGGCCTTAAACTTCTTACCATGTTCATTAACGCATTCAAAAATGACGGTACTATCTTTGCCAGCTTTGACACCTATAATTTCAAACTCAGCATCGTCTAATGGTTTTCTCTTCAGAAGATTCTTTGACCGTTTATGTTCATAGGAAGATTCTGACTTCCTAAACATTGACCCTTCATAGTGGTCATTAAGACATGCTTCATAAAACTTATCAGCTTCTTTCTTATTTTTTATTTCTTTGATTGGTATGACTTTAACAATCTTAGAGCGTGGCACTTTAGATGATAAGAACCAGTGACGGTTTATGAATACTTGTTTTTTAGCTTTCATTGTTTCAGGGTCATAAACCCCACAATCAAAAAGGTGTAATTGAATTTTTGCACTTTCAGGTGTTGGTTTCTTTTTCCTAACAGCAGACATGATAGCTTCAAAATTCTTTTTTCCTGCACCATGAATGTATAGTTCACCAACTAGGAATAGTTTGACGGTGTGATAAGGAAGAAGCTTATTAAGTTCTTTAATTATATGAGGGCATGACGTTATTTGTTTTCGTGAACGTGTCCATAATGTCCATTTCTTATTTGAACAAATGGCCTTGCAGAACTCGCCATCTAGTTTTGGTTGTGCAAGATAAGGGAAGTCACGTTTAACGTCTTCCCACTTCGCAGCTTTCATAGGAAGCATACCGCCCTTGATAACCTTATCAACCTTACCTTCACGTGCGGCCTTAAGAGACTTCACGTAACCAGACTTTAGTTTCTTATTAAACTTTGATTGTGCTTCAGCTATGGCCTGTTCAATAGCTGTTGTGGCGTTTGAACGTCCTAAGTTCTTACCATCAAAAACAGATTGATTTTTTATTTGAAGCTTACCATCGTGTTCACCATATTCTATTTTGATGGTTGGTTGAAGGTCAGACTTGTTATGAACTTCAATCTTCCACTGTTCAATGGTTCCTTGAGTGTTAAGCTTATAAAGTGTGGGCCAGGTTTTCATCGGTAGTCACCTATTCGTTTAAGTTTCATGTAGCGTCTAAGACGAGTTATATATGCTTCAGTTTCAATGAACTTGAAATGCTTGCTAGTCCACTTCCATTTCTTCTTGCAGACAATCCGAGTAAGCAACACAATGTTGCCTTCAGTGTCTACATAGACAGAATCAAACCGCATTAGAAAACTTCCTTTCTTTAAGTTCTCTGAAGAATACATAACGTTGAAGTATGCTTACAAGCTTGAACCTTTCTTCGTCAGTAAAATGGTGACGGTTTAAAAGGCTACGGCAAAACTTTACTTCATTGTCTATACTATCCATTACACACCTACCCGTATATAAATTTCATTACGTATAGCATAAATCTAGTTCACGGTGCAGAAGGTGTGTAATTTGTTCATGGTTTAAGCACCCCATTTTCTTTCATAGTAAGATTCAAGTTCATCACGTCTTTGCTGTTCACATGCAGCTAACCAAGCTTTATAAAGTTTTGGTTTATATTTTTCTAAATATTCATCGTCAATTTCATCAACCACTTTATTACCCTTACACTCTTCACATGAAACGTCATAGACACCATTAAAATAGTTTTCTCTAAAATCAGGGTCGGCATCAAAATCTTCAGAAGAAATGCCATGGCCGTCAACGTTTGGGTTTACGTGGGTTCCTTCACCTTTGCAACGTGGGCAGACAATACGTTTTGATGGCAATTGAACTTCTATGTCATACTTAAAAATAGGTGTGATAATCCAAGCAGAAATAGTTTTTGTCATAAGATTCTCCTAAGTTAGACTTATAGTATATCACAAAATGTATATACTTGATTGTATATACTGAACTTTATACACTATCTAACCAGCAGGTTTTTCAAGGGCCATATTATTTTATCGTTTTTGTCCTTAAAGGGGTCTAACCAGGTTCCAATGCTTTGAGAGCGCATTAAGGTTACACCAATGCCTTTGCACATAATGTCCTTACGGTGAACTGCCCAATCAAAGATAACCAGCTTACAGACCCGTTTATGGCCTTTACAGGCGTTGATTCTGATATAGACGAATAGAAAGGCGCGTCCATTCCTTTTTACTATCGCGTCTAGTTCTATTGGTTGGTGTGGTTGAAAGACGTTCTTAGTTATCCCCTGCCACTTCTTTATTAGCTTCCCTTCAACGGCTATGTAACGTCCCTTCTTTGAACACGCTACAATGTCATAGGGTTTGTTTGCGGTAAAACGTGAACCACGAATGTCAGGAATTTTGTAAGCTTTAAATCCAAAGTGCTTAAATGAATTTACCACTTCAGTGTTCCCATGCGCTTCCTTAAAACTCATTTTGTCACCTTATAGAAATAGTTTTCATCAATGAACTTAGAAACAATCTTTGCCAGTTTCCTTTTTGTTCTTCTACACACTTTCTTTTTACCAGACTTAAGATATTTAAAAGTTCTTTTGTGAAGTTCATTTCTAAACTCTTCTTCAGTCATTTGAGTTTTCAATTCAACGTGAACAGTCACATCTACTTTTCTTGGTTTTATTTCTCTGTCTCCAATCTTTAAAACAGTGTCTTCAAAGTTATAGGTTTTCATGATTCACCTTTAAAGAAATACTTATAAGCTTCATCAATACTTTTACCGTTATACTTCTTAACTACCCTTTCAACTAAATCAGTAAATGTTTTGTTATCACATTTTGAAAGACCTAAATCAACTTCACGAATAATTTTAACTAATACTCTTAAATCTTCTTGAACCATTTCAACTTGGACACTTTCTTCTATATTGTTTTTCATTTCATTTTCCTTTGTTTAAAACACCATTTATTAAATTGCCCGATAGTAGAGTACAGTGGGGAGTAGGGCCAACTTCCCATATAGTATATAAATACCCCCTATTTAATTTATATATTAATTTACTATCCCTTAAATTAAATACCCCTATTATTACTACTCTATTACTTTTACTACTCTACTCTACTACTTTTTACTATTTCTCCTATGAAAACATAATAAAAAATCAAGTAGAGTAGCAGAAATTTAGTAGGGCCACCAACACTACATTTTGGTGATTTTTAGTAACTTTCACTATTTTATTAAGAAGTAATTAGCGTTCAAAAAATTGCTTTTTAGGACGCTAATTAAAATCACTGTTTTTTCGATTTTACTAAAAATCATCATTCACTACTCTACTTAGACTATTGGCCCTACTTATTAAACTTTGCCATTATAACGCCATTTCATTCTTCCATTTGAAGGGTAATTTTCTAACCCAAGTCTTCTTAAAGCATTACTTGCGTGTTGAAACTTATAAGGGTGTTTAGAAAATTCAAACAGCGGTGGTTTAATTTCTTCACCAAAGTCAGTGCTTAAAAACTCACCAAACAGGTCTTCAAGTTTAAAAGAAAGCTTAGAAAGTTTTTGTCCTTCTTTAGCTTTTTTCTCACGTGACTTGATTACTTGTTTCCACCAACCTTTCAAGATTGAATACATAACGTCAGATTCATCTTCAATTACTCGTGAACCTTGCATGTCTTTAGACTGTTTCTCAGCTTCAGAACCTTGTGTGAAATAGTGTTTCTCGCCTAAGTCATAAGCTAGAAAAGCTTCAGCCAGTAACTGTTCTCTTTCAGCTTTCAAACCATCTAGATCAATCTCACTAACCTTGATAGGTAAGAAACGTCTATTGCCACTTTTGTCTTTCAAGTATTCATAAGTGTTAGTAGTTCCAAAGAACACACACTGTCTTGAAAACTCAACAGGGTTTTCACCGTAAGGTGGCCTGAACTTATCAACAGTGCGAGTAAGGTAACTTTTAACAGTGTCAACGTCTGAACGTTTCAAAGAAGAAAGTTCTCCTAATTCAATGAACCAGTTACCTTGAAGAATTTGTGAAGCGTCTTTATCATGTAGGTCAGGAAGCTGGTCTAGAAACCATTTGTCTGTTGCTAGAATTTTACCGATGGTTGATTTTCCTAAACCCTGCATACCTTCAAAAATTACTGTTGTGTCAACCTTACAACCTGGTTCATATATCCTAGCGATTGCTGATATAAGAAACTTTCTTGAAACTTCAGACAAATAAGGTTCTGGTGCAATAGCATTCAGTAGGCGTTTCATCCAAGTAGACAATCTAGGAACACCATCCCATGCAGGCAAACATTCAAGGTGTTCTTTAACTGCGTGGAAACTATTCCTAGCACCAATGGCCCTAAATGCGTTTCCAATTTCTTTTAACACTGGTTCAATCTTAAACCCCGAATGGGCAAACCAAAGCCTGCAATTGATATAGTCAATGTCTTGAATCTTTTTTCCTACTTCAGACCCCCAAGGGTTTTCACAACCAAAGAAGAAAGAATGTGAAAATTCATCATACTTAATAAGATTTTTCCCTACTGCATTTTCAAGTATAAGAACCACGTTTTTAGCAGTTGGTTTCACACTGTCGTGTTGGGTTCTATCAAGCTTCTTTCTCCAATCAACCTGACCTAAATCAGTGATGACCCTTTTAAGCTGCTTTTTCTTTTTCTCTTCAGGCAGGGTTTCATAAACTTCAACTTCACAATCAAACACGTGGGCCGCGTCTGCTTCCTGTCTAGCTTTTCTCACACAATAGTCATAGGCCCAACGTGCTGCCCTTTGACGGTTAGAAGTCTTCGCATGTTCAAAGGCAACAGACCCAATGAAGAAGTCATTGTTAGTAAGCACACCAAGAATTTGAGCGTCAGTAAACTTTGCCTTCACCATAGATAACGCTACACTTAGGCAGAATGAAGACCTATCTTCCACACCTTCACCGTCATAAATACCTTCCATGAGTGAAGGTCTTAGTTTCATTTCAAGCTGCATTTCTTCAACGTCTTCTATTTCAAATTTAGTTTTAGAACTGCTTCCATTGGGTCTTCCTTTTGCTTTGGAAGAAGAAATGTTTTCAAGTGTTGAGCGTGTGATAATAGAAAGCTGTTCAGTGTCTTCAAGCACTCTTCCCCACCTATACGCCTTACCAGTGTCGGGGTGAATAGAAGGTGGTAAAACAACCTGCCTACCAGCACACATAAAATCAAGTTCCCATGCTGGCCTTGTTCTAATGCCTTTATCAGTCTTTTTCTTCCCAAGCTTTTCAATGTCATTCTTTGAAGGTTTAACTGAAGGCATGTGAACTTCAATTAGTTCTGAACTTGAAGTCAGCTTTCTACTATCCATCGGGTCTTGAACTAAACACCATATATGCTTTGACCCATTACCACGGCCCGAGTGTGTAACTGGTGCTGACCCTAATAAACCAGGGAAGTGTTTTTCAATCCACTCTTCAGCTTCTTTTCTGAAACGTTTATCAGTTCCCTTAATATCAACATCAATAACGGCCAGGTAGCAATCTTCAATCTTTGAAGGTTCACCAAGCTTGGTTCCAATGTTCATTCCAGTTTTATATTCTTTTAAAAGAGTTTTGATCGGTTCTCTTTTATTATCAGTCCAACCTGGTTTGAGTGGCACTTTAGAGTTTGGTCTAAGAAGGTGAACACCAAGTCCCATAGCGTGTAACCGCTTTAGTTCTCCAACTTTTGATAAACTCATTTCTTACTCCTAGAAGTCTCTTTGTAGATGACTTCAAAGTTCAATTCGCCTTTAGAAAGCCTTATGATTTCTTTGAGCGTTTTACTTCTTGGTGTAGCTTCCCCACGTAACCAAACCCTTACTGAGTGGTCTGTTACTTTGAGTGCTTTAGCTAATTCAGGAATACCCCCGAATGCTTCAACCCATTCCTTTAGCTTTAATTGCATAGTTATCTCCTTCTAAACCTTAATGGTTTACTGCGTTATGCGTAAAATGATTTACCGTAAAATTATGTTACAAAAATGATTGACCTTTAGAAACCGTTAAGTCAGACTTTAAAAACTTTTTGATAAATTATTATTTTATTTAGTTGAGTGCAGTTACATGGAACTATCTGTCATCTATAAAAACGGTGCGTTTTTTACAATTGGGGAAACCCGTTTTGAGAACTCACCTTTTATGTTCCCTGAATATTTTCCTGGTTGGAAACAAACTAAGGAAGGTAACTACTTCACCACAAATTTAAAGAGTGCGTCCCTACTGCGTGACTATGCTGATGAAAGGGCAAAAAATATAATTAACCGCGCCTTCATTATTCACTCACCCTGGCCGGGCGCACTCACTTACCCTAAGACTTTAAAGCTTCTTCCTCACCAACCTGGTTCTGCTTACTACTCTTTATCACGTAATCGTTCTTACCTTGCACTAGCACCAGGTTTAGGTAAGACCATTGTGGCGGCCTTGATAGCACGTGCAATGAACGTTAGATGCATTTATGTCTGCCCACCCTTTCTAACACTCAACACACTTGAAGAGTTTCAGAAGTGGGCACCAGACCTTCACACCAGAATTCTTTCTAATGTTGATTGGGTTATACCTGACGTTTTGATTGTTCCTGATTCTCAGATAACCAATCCTTATGTGAGAAGTTACATAAGAATGTTCTCACCTGAACTCTTCATAGGGGACGAATGGCACCGCTATAAAACTGATACTGCACAAAGGTCAAAAGCGGTTTTTGGGTTTAGAGACAATAGACGAAAAGTTAAATACGTCCCTGGAATTATGGACGGTAAAGACTTGAAGAAGATTGTTCTCATGTCAGGCACTCCAATGCCTAACAGGCCCATGGAACTATTCAGCACCTTAAAGAAGTGTGCAGGTGAGTTCATTGACTTTAGAAGTAAGAATGATTTTGGTTTGAAGTATTGTGACGGGTTCCTAACCAAGAATGAATGGACGGGCCAGGCCTACGGTTATGACTTCACGGGGTGTAACGAAAAAGAGTTCAAACTTCTAATGAACAAAGTGAAGTCTAAGGTTTCCTTCCACTACCCTGATAAAGAAATTGAAACTTCTAACAATGGTTTCATGCTTCGTCTTGATAAAAAGATTCTTGGTTTACCACCACTCACTGAAGAGATAGTTATTCTTGGTGAAGACATGCCTAGAGCGTTGAAGGGAATGGACGCTGAAATGCTTAGGAAGTATTCACCTAAAGACCTTATCAAGTTGAGAATGAAAATACTTTTAGGTGAATCTGATGATGAAGAAGACATTCACCTAATGACCTATAGAAGAATGCTTGGTGAGTATAAAGTCAAACCAGCGTGTGAGTTCATTAAATCAATCTTAGAAGAGACTGAAGAGAACCTTTTAATAGTGGCCATTCATAAAGAAGTGATTCGCGCCACCGCTGAACGTTTGAGTGACTACAACCCGTTAGTCATAACTGGTGACACACCATCAATGAAGCGTCAGAAGATTGTTAAGGAATACCAGACCAGTAAGAAGAGAAGAATCATTCTAGGAAACGAAGACGCTATAGGTGTTGGGTTCACCATCACTAAAGCAAACAGAATACCCTTGATTGAATTTGACTGGTCACCTGGTAAGAACAGGCAGGTCATTGACCGTGCCCACCGTTACGGGTTAGAGCATGACCTGTTGGCCCAATACCTTTGTTTTAGAAACTCACTTGATAGAACCACAATTGAAACCCTTCTCTATAAAGAGAAGATAACTAGCTACGTCTAAAGGAGACTTGCATGAAATTCGCACTGACAGACCTGACTAAAGAAGAACTTGAAGCTGCCCAAGAAGCTGTTGAATCACTAAGTGGTTCTTCAAAGAAGACTTCTAAGAAAACTTCTAAAAAGGTTTCTAAGAAGAAAGTAGAAGAGGAAGAAGAGGAAGAGGAAGAAGTTGATTTTGACGAAGAAAATGAAGAAGAGGAAGAGGAAGAAAACGAAGAGGAAGAAGAGGAAGAGGGCGAAGAAGAGGAAGAAGAAGAAACTGAAGAAGAAGAGGAAGAAACTCCTAAAAAGAAAGTCTCTAAAAAGACTACTGGCAAAACAACTTCTTCAAAGGTTTCAAAAGAAGACGTGATGAATGCGTTTCAAGCTACACACAAACGTCTAGCTAAAAAGCTTAAGTCAGACGATAAGGCCCAAGCTAAATTGAATGCACTTCTTAAGAAGCACGGTGCGAAGTCTACACGCACACTAGACGCGAAGAAGTACGCAACAGTTATGAAGGAACTTAAAGCACTTTAACAATTATAACTCACCATGAGAGTTCTGTTTTAGACTTAAAACGTGGGCATACAAAAGTGAGTTACCAGGGCGAAGACCAGCGAAGTAACGTAACGTCTTAGGGCCTGAACACTAGCGCAGCTAGTACCCCTGGTTTTTAAAAGGAATTTAAAATGAACTTAGTAGACGAAAATGGAAAAGACTTAAGCACTATTCCAATGAAACTAACAGACGCTTCAGGTGAAGAACTTTCAAGTGAACCACCAAAGAAGATGACCACTAAAGAAATTGGTTCTGACCTTGCGGCCCACATGTTGAACGCAGCTTTGAACATGCCAAACAATGAAGCAATCAATGGTCAGTTTGATGTTCTTTACCATGCAGCTTTAAACATTCTTGGGCATAGAATCTTAAACGTGGGTCTTGGGTTTGAGAATGCAAACAGCATTATTGAATGGGACGCTTCACGTGCTTTTGTTCATGAGAAGGAAGTTCAAGAAGATTTATCTAAATACGTTGAAGAATGGAAACAGAAGTTTATGAATGGTGAACTTCAATACCATGCTGGTAAGAAATAAAATCTTTTAAACATGGAAGTTATGAATGAAAACAGTAATACAAACTTCAAACGATGTTGGAAACTTTTTGAAAGCTGCTAGAGAAAAGGCAGGTATGACCCAAGACCAGGTTTCTAAACGGTCAGGGTTCACCAATCAAACTATTTACAACATGGAAAATAACAAAGGCAGTTTGAACCTAAGCACCGTGCTTGCTATTGCAACGTCAATAGGTGTGAAGATTGAACTCAACTATGAAAAGGGATTATCAGCATGACAACAGAAGAAACACGTATTCCATTCACGTCACCACTTACTGACTATGAAATGGAACTTTTAAACTACTCTGACTTTAAAGAGTTCAAGAAACAGTTTCCAGTTTCAACCACCATTGTAAATTTCATGAATATCTTTCTGGCCGTCAGAACCTATTTAGAAAATGTCATGTCACAAACCTATGGTGAAGTTAGGGAAGGCCATAAGAAACACGCATGGTTGAATCAAAAGATTCATGACATGTTGAAATTCAATTCAGGTGCTTTAATGCAGCAGAAAATTTTGGAACATAGAAAACAAATTGAACAACCTTTTCCAGAAACAGCTTCAGAGCAAATTGCAGAAGACACAACAGGCGGAAGAAGATTTAACGTTGTTCCTGGTAGTGAAGTATGAAGTGTATAACATTCAGTATAACATTCAGTATAATATTATTTTTCAATGGTTTAATTTCTGGTTACTACTCACATGAAATTATTCTTAAGCATAGAAAAAGTCAGTGTGAAATTAATGGTGGTTACTATGATGGTAAGTGTTTTAACTTTTCATTCCATAGAAAAACTAAGAAGGCGAATGACAAGTGACAATTAACACCAACACTTCAGAAGAAAAGAAACATGCTGAGTTTGGGGGTTCCCAAGCTGAAAGAATTTTGAACTGCCCTGGCTCAGTTCGCCTTTCACGTGGCATTCCTAACAAAGATAATGAAGCTTCTAAGAAGGGAACAGACGCACACGCCTGCGTTGAATTCTTTATTAGAAACCATAAGAAGCTTAATAACAAAACCCAGCGTAAAAAAGTCATAGAGAAGGCAGAAGAGAAGTGGTCAGAAGAAATGATAGACAACGCTCTAAACGCGCTTGCATGGGTGAAAGACCAACTTCAACCTGCTTCTAAAGTATTTGTAGAAGCACACCTTGATTCTTCTGCCTTCACCACTGAAGGTCAGTTTTCAACACTAGACATTGCCATAGCAAACTTCAGGGCACGTGAACTTATCATTGCTGACTTTAAGAATGGAACTCACCCTGTTGAAGTTAAAAATAATTCTCAGTTGATTTACTACGCGCTAGCCATGCTTATTAAGCTTAAAGGCTTTAAGAAGTTTGACCGTATTCGATGCGTGATTATCCAACCAAATGCCCACCACAAAGATGGTGAAATTCGTGAATGGTATATAACTGTTGAAGACGCTATCAAGTGGGGTAAGCGTTTCAGGAAGACAGTTAAGATAGCGTTGAAACCAAAGGCACCATTAAAGTATGGTGATAAGTGGTGTTTCTTTTGTCTCGCTAAAAAGAAGTGCCCGATTATAAAACAAAAACAAGCTGCAAAAGAATTTGCAGACTGAACATTATTAGGAGTTATATGGCAATCATGCAAACTTATCAATTTGACAATAGTGCAAACTATGTTTTGAACAACACTGTAACTGAAGGCAGTAAAGCTAAACTTGCTTTAATTCCAAACCCTGGCCAGGTATTCGCCCAAGACTTTTCAAGTGATGTTGGGTTCACCTATGACAACACTAAGGTTGAATTTGTAGGTGGGGTTATGAGGCAGAAAGACCAGACACCTACTAACTCTATTTTAGGTGGTAAGTTTTCTTCAACTAAGAATCTGAACTGGTTTAAAAACGGTGCTTCTACAACAGGTATTGAAACAGGAACTACAACACTAACAGGTGGTAAGTTAAACTGTCTTGATTTTGGCAATAACTCAATGAGGTTTACCGATGCTTCAATTGGAAACCTTGGAGACATTGGAACACTTAAATTCAAATACACGCCAAACTATTCAGGAACACCAGCACAAAACGTTAACATGGTTGAAATGTCACCGCCTTCAGGTACTAACAGCACCATGCTTATTTTTCACTCTTCAACAGGAACAGTGAGGTTAACAGCATACACTTCAGTAGGAACAGCTAAACATGCTGCTGTTGCCTTTGGTGCTGTATGGTCACCTGTTGCTGGTACTGAATATGAAATTGAACTTGATTGGGACACGGTAGCAGGTCAGGTTAGATTATTTATAAATGGCGTTTTACAAGGTTCAATGGTGGTTTCTTCTTATGCACGTGGAACGTCAGCAACGCGAATATTTGTAGGTGCAGGAACAACTTACCCCGTAGCAAATGGTTCTTTCAGTGATGTTGTTTGTTTTTCTACTGTTCAACACACTTCAGGCTACACACCTGGTTACACTCTTCCTGCTTACATTTATCTTGGTTCACTCGTTAACGGGCCAAACTTCACTTATACAGGTGTTGGGTCAGTTCTTTCAATTGATAGTGGGGACGTGTCTGAAGTAGGTGTTCCACGTTATATAATTGGTCTTAGGTATTGGAATGGCACCGCATGGGTTATTTCAAATAATTCTTATGCTCAGGCCAATGACTTTGCAACAGCACTTGCACACTTAGACGAGTTTGTAGCTTCAGGTGGGGTTCTGCCCTGGTCAGTTGTGTTCACTGATTCAAACCCTATTTCAAGCATTGATGAATTTGAAGTGGTTGTTACTGGTCAGAAATATTCACCAACAGGTTACCTTGAACCAGTGCAGGCCCTTCAGGTAGCAGAAATTCTTTCTTACTCCCATACAACAGTTGAAGACCTAGGCACGTCAGTCAAAGTCATTCTGAAAATAGATGGTGTGCTTAAGTATTGGAATGGAACAGCTTGGGTTACTTCTAATGGAACTGAAGCGCAAGCAAACACTGCTACTGACGTAAATGCTAACTTAGATGAACTAGATTTAGGAGTAAACTCTTCTGTCTTCATAAGATGGTTGTTATCAACATCGGTTGAAAATGATTCACCTGAAATTGATTCGTCAGTTGTCCATTACAACTTTGGTGCTGTTGAAACACCGCTTTCAACTTGTATTGTGTTCGGTTACTTGAAAGACATTACTGACACACCAGTAGTAGGTGCTTCAATTAAGTTTGAATTGAATCAGAAAAACAAGTTCTTCAAAGAAGCAAATAACAATGTGATTGGAACAGGAAGTGTAACTGTCACTACTGACGTGAATGGTTACTTCTCAGTTCCACTTGTTAGATCAAGCGAGTTTGACGGTGAGACAACCTATAAGCTGACCATCACTATTGGTTCAATTGTCATCTTAAAGAACAGCGCAGGTTATATAACGTTCACTGTTCCTGATTCTGAAACAAAAGACATTACTGATTTAGTAGCAGCATAAGCTGCATAACACACTCACAAAGGAGAAACCAATGAGTGAAGCAGAAAAGAAAGTTAAAAAGAAACCAGCAAAGAAAGTAGCGAAGAAGGCAGTTAAAAAAGCCTCTAAGAAGAAAGCTGCTAAAAAGGTGGCAAAGAAAATTGCGAAGAAGAAAGCAGTAAAAAAGTCTTAGAAATTAAGCTAACAGTAGCGGTTCCTTCCCATACGTGTATGGGAAGACCTTACTGCTACTGTTACTTTTTAAACGAGCAAAACAACTAAAACGAGCAATACGAGCAAAACGAAAAGGAAAAGTGTATGGCATTCAAACTGCACCCCAAGGCAAAGACTAAGGGAGAAATTGAAATTAAGGACGTGAAGTTAACAACAGGTGAACTTCGTTTATCTTACCCCCACCTATTCAAACCTAATAAGTTTGAAGGGTCAGATAAAGAATCATGGTCATGTCAGCTTCTAGTGTCTAAAGACGATAACATTGGAGAACTTGAAAGAATTGCACACAACGCTGCAATTAAAGAGTGGGGGCCTGACACTTCAAAATGGCCTTCAAAGAAAATCAAGTCAAAGAAAAACCCTGGCAAATTTATCACGAAGTCACTGGTTAAAATGCCATTCCGTGATGGTGACGAAGAAAAGCCTGACCATCCTGAATATGACAACATGACGTTCTTTTCAGCTTCAAAGAACACCATCAATTTTAAAGGTGAAGAAGTTGAAGCACCCCAAGTGGTTGACAGAAACAAAGAACCAATTGACCAAAAGAAAATCAAGGCCGGTGATTACGTCAGAGTTTCGATTATCGCTATCGCTTATGAAACTGGTAAGAACATCGGTGTTAAGTTCTATCTCAACATGGTTCAAAAACTTCGCAATGGTGAACCTCTAGGCAATTCTGGTTCACCTGATTCTGAGTTTGATGACCTTGAAGAACTTGATGAAGAGTTAGACGGGGAAGAAAACGAAGAAGAGGAAGAAGAAAACGAAGAGGAAGAAGAGGAAGAAGAGGAAGAGGAAGAAGAGGAAGAAACTCCTAAAAAGAAAACATCTAAGAAAAAATACAGCTACTAAAGAAATTCGCGGTGGGGTAATTCCCACCGCTTTTAAAGGAACAAAATGATTAGCGGTGTGACTATAAAAACTTCTCAAGGCAGTGCTGCTTATTGTCTTGATTGCAAAGAATATAGATCAACAGTTTTAGTTCAAATGAACTTCAAACAGCTTGATAAAAACGAGTATAAGACCGTTATCAAATGTTCAGATTGCAATTCTCGAAACCTTAAAATACTTGAATCAAACACTGGTTTAAAAGCTAGAACGGAAACTTAAATGTACTCTGAAAAACAAGTATTCATGGTTTACGATTATGAAACTTTTAGTGAAGTAGACTTAAAAAAATGTGGAAGTTGGGAATACTCTGTTCACCCTTCAACAGAAGTGCTTTGTGTTTCTTGGATGGTTGGCACCAGGAAGCAGCTTGAACGTCAATTAAAAAACAAAGTCAAAGCACAATCATGGGCACCAAAAAGAAAATGGAATGCCCACCGTAAAGATATAAGAAAGGGAAGAACCTTTGCTGGTCTTCTGAAAGATAAAACCATTATTAAAGTTGCCCACAATTCAATGTTTGAACAGGCCATTACAAGAAACGTTCTTCCAAGACATTTAAGTAAGTTCATTGGTAAAGTACCATTTATAATTCCTCATGAGCAGTTTCTATGCACTGCTGTTCAGTCAGCTTCACATGCTATTCCACGTTCCCTAGATGGTGCTACTGGTGCATTGAAGTTGAATCATGCAAAAGATAAAGACGGTCATAGGCTTATGCTTAAGTGGGCAAAGCCTAAGAAACCTTCTAAAGCTGACCCTTCAACTAGATATACAAAAGACTTTGATAGGCTTTTAAAATATTGTGAACATGACATTTATGCTGAAGTTGGATTGTTCACCAGACTTGATTTACCTACACCTAGTGAAAGGTCACTATGGTTGTTTGACCAGATTATAAACTTCAGAGGAATAAAGGTTGACCGTGATTTAGTTAAGAAGACACTCAAACTAATTGGTGAAGAGAAAGCACTTCTAACAAAAGACCTAAGACGTTTAACAAATAACTTTGTTCAAACAGCAGGGCAGAAGAAAGTTCTACATACCTGGTTAAAAACCAAAGGTGTTACTCTTCCAAACCTTCAAGGTAAGACAGTTGAAGCGGCCATTAAAGACGGGACTATTCAAGGAACAGCAAAAGCAGTTCTTCTAATCTGTCAGAAGCTTAATAAAACTTCTCTTAAAAAATATACTGCATTCCTTCACCATACTGCTTCAGACGGTAGAATGCGCTTCAGTCTAAACTTCAATGCTACTGTTCACGGTAGGTGGGGTGGTGCTGGTGTTCAACCGCATAACTTCCCACGTGGAACTCTTAAATACAAAGATGAAAATGGTAATGAGCATGACCTTGCACCATACGCTGCTGAACTAATCAAGAAAGGCACTTCACTTGAAATGATTAGAACTCTGTTTGGTGACCCAACAGAAGTGTTTGTTTCATGCCTTCGCACAATGATTATTCCTTCAGAAGGGAATGAACTATTTGTTTCAGACTTTTCTGCCATTGAAGCACGTGTTCTATTTTGGCTTGCAGACCATAAGAAAGGTGTAGAAGGTTTTAGAAATAAGAAAAAGTTTTATGAAGAACTAGCAGCAGTAATTTTCAACCACCCTGAAATTTTAGACGTTTTAAAAGATGAACGTTTTGTAGGTAAGCAAGCATTCCTTGGTTCCGGTTACGGTATGGGATGGAAGAAGTTTCAAAAAACATGTGAAGACTTTGGCCAGGCCATTACAGTTGAAGTAGCTAAAAAAGCTATTGAAGCTTATAGGAGACTACACAAACCAGTTGTTAAACTTTGGAACAACCTTGAACAGGCAGCAATCAAAGCAGTTCAAAACCCCGGAAAAACTTTTAAAGTGAACAATACTGAGTGGTTTATCAAAGGTAAGTTCCTGGTGTGCAGACTACCTTCAGCACGTTGCCTTTATTATTACGGGCCTCAAGTTAAGAGTCAGAGAACACCATGGGGTGCAAACAAACCTGTTCTTTATCATTGGACGGTTGATAGCAAAACAAAGAAGTGGGTGTTCACCAAAACGTGGGGTGGCGTTTTAACTCAAAACTGCGTAGGTGGTATTTCACGTGACCTGCTGGCCGCTTCAATGGTTAGACAGGAAAAGCATGGTTACAAAGTGGCACTGACTGTTCACGATGAAAACGTTTGTGAAAGAAAGAAAGGTGAAGGTAACATAGAAGAGTTCAATAAATTAATGCGTACAATACCAGCATGGGCACGTGGGGTTCCTATGGCCGCGGAAGGTTTTGTAGGTGATAGGTATAGGAAGTAAAATGGGTGACGTAATTAAGGGGTGGTTTAGATGTTTAAACTGCAACAGGATAATTAAGAAACTAACTTTTTGCCCAAGTTGTTTAGTAATCGCTATAGCTGCAAAAAAGGTAAAACATGGAAACAGGAATTAAAATTAAGTCTGCTAGAAACATTCACATTGAAAAGATTTTCAAGTTTCTTGAGAACTTAAACATTAAGAGCAGGAAGACAGAAGAGTTCCTTGATTCAATTCAGGAATTTTATCTAGAAAAAGGTTTCTTAACTGATAAGCAGTATGAAGCACTGTTGAACATTTATGAACGTATTTAAAAAAATAAAAGGAGTTAGTCATGACGTGCAAGGAAGTTCGTCTAGGTTGGGAAGAGTCACAAAAACACTATCACGCCATTAGTGAGATAGAAGATAAGCACCTACCACCTGACTATGTTAAAGTGTCTAAGAGTCAAAAGAAGAAACTAGAAGTGAAAGTTCATAATGAAACGAATGAATATTTGCGAAGAAATGAAATGGTCTACCGTGATGGTGGGTTCTATATAACAGTGATGGTGAGTGATGACTAAGTTTGATTTTTGGTTTGGATTGTTTTTATTTGTTTCTATCATGGGAATTAGCAGCAGACTTTCTTATATAGCAGGAATGCAATCTGAAAAGTTTGACCGTGAACATGCAAACAAAAAGCTTCAAGACTGTATTGACGTTATAGTAAAGAAATAGTGGTGTGTATATGAAGGTATGTAAAGATTGCTATGCTGAACTAACTAAAGTTGAATTAGCGTTCAATACTGGTAAATGTTCCGACTGCCAACCATCTAAAAAGAAAGATGACTTCCCTAAAAACCCCAAGAAAGGTTTTGAATGGTATGGCCCTAAACCAGGTGAAAAAGTTGTATGGGAAAACGTCCCTTCACCTTATAAGGCCTACAAAGATGGTGTTTAATGAATAAGAGTAAAGTTCTTATATGGCGTTATGGGAATAAAGAACCAGACGAATGCCCAATGGTCATAAGTCATGCTTCAGAAGAACTTCCTAAGTTCATTAAACTTGCTTCCTTTGAACACTCTAATCTTCTTTATTTCAAACTCATTGATCTTATCATCGGTGGTCACCCCGTCTATTATGAAACATTTTGGAGTTCACAACCATGACACCTTTTCATGACCACCCTAATTTTAAACCATGCCACACTTGCAAAGAAAGAATGGCCCATGTTAGTGAATTGAACTGTCACCAATGCAAAGAAGATAAAAAGATAACTAAGTTCCTAGCACCATTCAAAGTTCCTGAAGGTAAGCTGTTAGATGAACACTTATTCCCTATAACCCAAAATGTTTTACCATTGACACCAAAGCAATAGTTTTAAAAACTCATGGGATGAAAAAAACATTTATCCTATTGTTCTCTGTTCTTATTACTACTCAAACCGCTTTTTCACGTGGGTCACCCCCACCTGTTAAAGTGCCGCCTTCCCCACCAGTTAGTGTTCCTTCTGAAGTGGTAAAAGGAATTCGTTTTTCACCAGTGGTTAATTACACTACTGACGAAAAGGCAGTTCTGGCCGTTTCTGAAAAGCTTGCAAATGATCTAGTGCAGTCTTCTTGTTTTGAAAACTTTATGAAGATGCGAAGTCTCATAGACACAAATGGAATGACTGCTGAACAAGTAGTGGTGAAGTTGAAGACAACTAACCTAGCTGTTCCTGTTGAAATGTATTACAAAAGATTTTCAAACGTTGTAGGTTACCGTCAACCACCGGCCCTTAACATTTACACAAATAGAAAATTCCATGCAGGTGCAACAGCATGTTCACGTGGTTCAAACCTAACCCATGAATGGTCACACTCAGTAGGCTTTGACCATAGCTATCAGGCCACTGTCTTACGCCCAAGGTCTGTTCCCTATTCAATCAATGCTGCTTTTGAAGCGTGTTGTATTTGTGAGAAGAATTCAATTTTGAAATGTTCAATTAAGTAAAAACAAAAACCCCCTTAAATGCCCTGCTAACATTTAAGGGGGTTTTCATATTAACCAGGAAACTTCATGAGATAAAAGGCTAACTTGGAAACCGTCTTACTGCAACCAATTCTTCAATCCTATATTTTGCAATGCACACACTGTTACTTTGATTACCCCCAAGACATTCCAGAACCACTTTTCCATTCACCATTGTTTTAGCGTGTAGAAACGTCACGTGACGTGCCCTTGGGTTTGACCCGTCCTTACGTCTGAAAACGAGAATATCACCCCTTTCTGCCTTATCTAGGTCTATTGCCAGCATACCTTTGTGGGTTTCCCAAGAAATAGCAGCAGCGGAACGTGTGGAAGGGTAACCCCCACCCATGGAAACAGCAGCACAAACGAAGGCAGAACACCAAGGAGTTTCATCGTCAGTAGCGCGTAGCGTTGTAAATGAATGATACCAGACAATGCGCGGATTGTTCTTTTCAGGGCCAGGAAGTTCTTTGATGTTTGCTGCCCACTCTTTCTTTGCCCACTCATAGGGCCTTAAATGTCTTGGTGTAGTCTCAACACTCATAACTTCTTCACATTGATTCTTCAATCAATTCTCCTTTGAGTTCTTGCACGTTAACAGTGAAACTTTCAACTTTGTCAGTGAAAGTTATGATCTTCTTTTTAGCATCGTAAGTGCATCGTTTACTTACTTTGCATAATTTTAAAATGACTGCTGTTGTGTCAGTGAAGTTTCCAGCGTCAGTGCAAAGTTTCCCAAAACGGTGGTTAGGCCCAACAGCTATTGTGTTCCATACTTCAGGTTCTATTGTTCTGGTTGAACTATTGTGAGTGTTAAAACAGAAGGCACCTAATGGCCCTTTGTCACCGCACCATTCTTGGTTCTTAATTTTCACTCTAGCTATTCTTAAAATTGAACAGCTACCTAGTAGGAAAAGTGTTACCAAGATTAGCAAGCTTTTTGTCCATTTCATCCGATAGCCTTTTGAGTTCTTCTTTTGATAACTCAGTTACAGGTTTATTAATTCCAGCAGCTAGGTCATTTGCTGCGCTATAATACCTTTCACGCTTGATTGCTAGTTCAGCACTTGTTATGCCAAAAAACATAAGCAGAACAGCTTCATCATAAACAATATCAATGAGAAAATTTAAAATCAAACCAAACACGGGGTTTACACCTGCCATTGCCAACCACGGTGCTTTAGCAATTGCACGTTTCATTAGCTGTTCATATATAAGTTTATCACGTGCTTTCTTCGCTAACATTTCTGCAAGGTCTGTAACTGTACTCATTTCAAACTCCTAAAATAAAAAGGCCGGAGATAAACCCCGGCCAACCCTATTCGATGCTAACACGATGGTTGAAGCATTCTGTTGAAACGGGTTTTAAGATTGACCTTTTTTGGTCAACCATTGTTTGTAAGCTTGGTTCCCTAATAGAGAAAATGCTGCCAGTGACGAAGAGTGAACTATAGCAGCACCAAAAGAAACGTCTGCTACCATTAATCCTAGAACACCAACCACAACGTTTAACCCAAGTGCAATAAGTAGCTTCACACCACCTTTGAGCAATGAAGGGAAAATGTTAGAAAAGATTGGTGACAGTAGAAGCAGAAGAAGGAACTTTGAAATTACAAACGCAATCGCTAATGCGCTCGCACCCTTCAGGCCACCCATAGAAACTAAAAGGTGCTGAAGAAGGTCTTTGTCTTCGCACACTTTTGCGTTTCCCTGTTCATCCTTACAAAGCTTTGGTGCTTCTTCCACAATGGAAGGTTGAACTGCTACTTCAGAACTTGGAACTGATTCAACCGCTACACTGTCTTGAGCATAAGCAAGTTGAAATGTGGTGGTTGATAGTCCCACTGTTAGAGTCATTGCAAGCATTAACCCTGCAATAGTGATAGAAAGAAACCTAAACATTTTCATTGTAAACTCCTTTTCGTGATAACTGCCCTTCTAAACGTGACAGTGATTTTAAAATTTCAGTATTCTGGTCTTTGATGGTGTCAATTTTATCCCAAACCATTCTTTCATTATCCTTTACATTTTTCTTATGGTCTTCCAATTCTTTTTTAGAATTGGTTTTATGGTCATCAAACTTATCACGAAGGCTTAGGTGATTCGCTTCTAGACGAATCAACCAAGCTACTAACATGATAACACCAATAAATATGGGCCATAGTCGTAAGACAATTTCAATGTCAGTAGGCGTAGGTGACATTTCATTCCCCTAAAAACTTGATAAGTTTCAGCTTATCCGTTTCAGTGACAATAACCCCGTCAGCTTCAATTGCTTCAATCATCGAAATAGCTTCAGGTAATTTACCAATTAGAAGCATTTGAAGAACGGCCTGAAGTGAAGGGTTAGAAACCGCTTGAAGTTTTTGTTCTGAAGTCAGACCCTTCTTATCATTAAGAAGTCTGAAGAATGCAATTGCACGTTGACCTTTTTCAATATCAACTATGTAGCTTTGTGATTCTTCAACTTCTTTTCTAAAAATTTCTTCTTCAGAAAGATTACGTTGAACAACTATAAATTCACCTTCAGCTTCTTGAACTTCAGCTAGTTCCAAGTCTATTTCTTCAGGAACTTCATAAGAAACCCCCTCACACCATGGGCCACCGAAAATTTGTTGGGTTTCATTTTGATATCTACTAACAATTTTATTTTCAAAAACATGAACAAACTTTTTCATTTAAAATTCTCCTTAATTAAAGACGTGCGTTTGCAGTCCAATGTCCAACACCAATAGTAGCAAAACCAGGTGTTACAAGTGCCCCTGCAACAAATGTTAATTTAGTTGTAGAATTGGCTACCCCGTTAGCGTTTGGAACAGAATACATAATCCCGTCATTTGTATTGTAAAATTGCCAGTTCCCAGAATTGTTTCCAAAAATTGCAACAGTAGGAACTGCCCTCATTGGTGCAGGTAAAGGTGATTTAATAGGTGTTGAATAAAAAATTGAAGTACCAGGACGCATTAGTAAAAAGGGTTCAGGGTTTCCTACAAAAGTTGTTATTGAACCACCATTTGCAGGTATTGTTTCGGTGTCAAAACTTTTGGAAAAGAATCTTTGGCAGTTTAAAAGTTCACCTTCCAAGCCATTACCAGACAAAGAGAAGTTAGTAGCAACAGAACCATATTCTAGTTTTATTTGAGCAATATCAAACGTTCCTGACTGTTGCCCAAGTGTGTCTGTTCTAGAATCATAGTTTGCACCAGCATCTTGCCAGAAATTTATTCCAGTGTAGTGGTTTTCATTTGTTCCTAGAACTTTTCCTGAAATAGAAGGCATTGTTACAGTTTTAGTGAACTGCTGCCACGATGTTGTTAAAGCATATTTTTGAACACCAATGGTGTTTACTTCAGCAGAAGGTGAACCGCCTGTTCCAAAGTTTTGAACAAACTCTAATGACATGTTTCTTGAAGAATCAGCTTTTGCCCAAAAAGAAATTGTAACCTGTTTTCCTGAAAGTTTTCTAACGTCTTCAAGTGGTGTTGTGTCTCTGTTAAAGTTTGCAACGTTTACTGAACTAGTTACTGTTGAACGTTTAAAGAAACGTGCATTAAAAGATTCTGTTCCTGCTGTTGCTTGTCTAGACACAACAGAAGTTGAACCGGCCATACCAGTAAACCATTGGTCAGCAGTATAAGTTTTGTCAGCAGCAACGTTAAACGTTGTGTTTGATTGCCAAAAATCAAAATTTCCATTGATTACAAAGTTAGGGTTCACAAACCCGAATGTAAAAGCAGAAGTTATTTTTGCGAGAAGGGCAGCACTGTCATTATCATCTAAAACGTCACCACCAACACGTGCAATTAAGTATTCAGCAAAGGCGTTTGAAATGAAAGCGCATTGACGAAGAACTTTGTTTACCAGCTTTGAACGGGCAACACCTGGAACGTTACCGCTGTTCCTTTCAACGTCAGCGGCATACTCAGATTGGGTTAAGATGTTAGTGGCAGTGTCAGCAAACTTTAAAATTTCATTAGACATTTATTTCTCCTTTAAAAGAACTATGGTGTTAAAATATCGGCCCAGGCCCCAACGTCCCAACCGGATAGACCAGGATTATCTTCAGTGTCCCAAGCAAAAATTGGCCCTGTTACACCTGGAACTGCATAGTAAGAAACTCGCACACCTTCAGGTTTAAGTGGAATATAACCACCAGTAATAATCGCACGTGTAAGAGCGTCTATAGCATCACCAGCAATTACTACTCCCATGCTCATGTCTTGATTGTCTTGAATGATAATGAAGTTATTAGCAAACAAGTTTTCCCACACGTCATAGGCAGCAGGAATAGAACCATCCCATTGATTAGCTGAAATTTTGGCCTTAATAAGAATTCTATAATAGGTGTCAGGAAGTTTTGTTATTCCAGTAGTGGGGTCAAAATCACCCTTCCAAAGACCACTATCCCAACCAACTACGGTGTCACCGTCCCATTCAAAGTAAATTCCTGAAAGGGGTGAATTGATAAACCTGGAAACACCGGCCCACAAACCAACAGCGTCTAACTGAACACCAACAGCACTATCAACATCAAACTTTGAAGGAATTGAACTAAGAACATTCTGAAGGTGTGCTGAAAATTTATTGTTAGCACTAACCAATGCTAGAAATTTAGGTTTCCTATGTTCTGAAGTTACAAGACCAGTGTAAGTGTCAACAGTGTAGGTCATGGCACCACCGTCACTGTTATGTCTGCAACGTCACAACTTGCAGCTTCATTAAATGCAATTACCACGTTACTTTCAGCGAGTGGGTCAGCACCACGTTTGATTTTAATAGTTAAAATGTCATACGTGGTTCCTGGTGTAGTTCCTGGTAGGTTTGCAGGAACATAAAGCTTTGTATAAAGAACGTCAGCACCAATGCTTAGAGAGTTAATTAAATCAGCAACAGCAGTTTTAATTAAATCAGCATACGCACTTGAGTAACCTGTATATGCGGTTAACCTCACTTCAACAGTTATGGGAACGTCAGTTGGCCTATAGAAGTTAATTGTGTTTGGCATTCCATAACGGTCAAAAACAACTTCGCTAGTTGTTCCGTAAGTTCTAGTTCCTGGTGTCTTCTTAATTGCAATGGCCGTGGCAATTTCTAAAGCGTCCCCACCTTCAACCACCATTGCAATTGAGTGTGCAGGAATACCGTCACCATCGGTTACACTGCTATCATTCTCATAACCTTTGTAACGTGTAACACCTTCAACGTTTGCAACAGCACCAATAGTTCCTTCAAAAACAGACAGTGAAGGAAGTGCTGTTGAATCAGATTGTCTAACTCTTAGTTCAGCGTCAGTTTCAATAGGCGCACCAGGTGTGGCAACAGCAGGGTTATTAACGGAAACCCAACCACGTGTAGGTGTAGAAATTTTAGTGATTGAATTTATTTGTGCGTTTATTGCACCTGCATTTTCAGCTTCAGCAGTAACAGTAATGTTTCCACTGATAGGAATAACAGTTGGTGAAGGTAGTAACCATTTAGTTCCTACCAGTTCGTCTTCTGCTACACCATCAATGATTGAAGTTCCCACTGCACCAGCAATGTCTAAATCAACAGTTGATTTAGTTGGAATTCTCTTTTTAATACCATTGATTTTAACTACACTTGCAAGCCCACTACCTTTAGCAGTAGCAGGTGAAAATGAGTTATAGACAGAAGCACCTAAAGCAGCACTGTCAAAAAGTGCTCGTGCCCTTACAGCTATGTCCTGGCCGTCTTGAGAATCAGCTTCTAGATAAACGTCAGCACCGAAAATTGCACGGTACTCTTCTTTAAGCCATTCTAGAAAGGTTGGATAATCCGCGTAGTGATAACCAGTTTCGTCAATATAAACGAGTTCTGAAAGTGTTGTCATGCTGCCACCTGAATAGTTGTTTCACCATATATGGTATCTATAGAAACTGAAAGATTCAACTTTCTGTTTTCGGGGTCGATTACTCCATCAAATGAAGTTATCTGAGTTACCCCCTGAGTGTTTAAGATGCGCGTCCTTAAGACCGTTTCCCTGGTCAATTCAGAGTGTTTTCCTATAACCCCTTGTAGCCATGGTGTTCCTTCGTCAACGTCTAAGAACCA